GATGCTGTACTTTCGTTATGGTGCTAACGAAGACGACTACTGGAATTATCACGGTCATGAATATCCATGGCTTGGATTTGAAGAATTAACGAATTGGCGCAACCTCTCGTTCTACGAGGCAATGCATTCCACCTGCCGGTCATCTCATCCTGGGATGCCAAGGATGGTTCGAGCTACCTGCAATCCATTTGGGGTAGGCCATGCATCAGTAAAGGAAAGATTTCAGATTGGGACAATACCGGCTGGGCAAATCATTAGGCAAGAGGGTGCATTGCCCAGGGTCCGAATTCATTCAACGATTTATGAGAACACTCATCTCCTAAAAAACGACCCTAACTATCTCATGAGCCTAGAGTCGCTAAGCGATCCAAACAGGCGCAGAGCCTGGCTTGAAGGTGACTGGGATATTCATGTGGGAAGTTTCTTGGAAGGCGTGTGGCAACCCTCCAAACACGTTGTAGAACCCTTCGCAATACCACCGACATGGAAGGTTTGGCGCTCAATGGATTGGGGGTATGCCAGGCCCTACGCAGTTTATTGGTTCGCACTATCTAATGATGGAGTCTATTACCTCTGGCGAGAACTCTATGGATACGGAGATAAAGAAAACACTGGCACCAGAGAGGATGCAACCGTAGTCGCGGAGAAGATTAAGAAGATCGAGATACATGACCAACGCCTTGGGTATGAGTACCGCATGAACCTAGCTGACCCATCAATCTTTTCCAAGATTGGAGCAGAGCGATCTATTGGTCAAATCTTTAGAGATAAGGGCGTGAAATGGACTGAAGCCTATAACGCCCCAAGAAGCAGAGTAAACGGGGCCCAAGAAATCATCCGGCTACTAGCTGAAGACAGACTCAAGATCTTCTCAAGCTGCAAGCATTGGTTAAGAACCATCCCTCAATTACCGCCAGATTCATTAAATCCGGAAGATGTCGATACCGATGCTGAAGATCATGCCTGGGATGCGACTAGGTATGGGGTAATGCGGGCTAGGAGAGCGGCGGATTAAAACAGGGTATTAAATTAATATGGCTAATCGGTTATTTTCGAGCGGGGTAGCCTTTTGCAACCGCCAAGATATTGAGCAATTTCTGTACAGTCCATTCATCATCATCTTGCCACCACTTATTGGCATCCGCTACTTGGTTAGAGGAAACTTCACTTAGCTCAATATTTTTAATGGCTAAGCTATACATCCCGTTAAGAGATGCATTGATGGCACCCGATATATGAACTACTTCCCACTTTGTTAGTGCTCTATTTTGATCTTGAATAACAAGAAGCATCTCTTCAACAAGATTCTCGATGGTTTGCTTTTTGTTTTCTGGAGACATTAAATTTAGTTGATGATTTGTAGGTAATTGGCTCATATTTATCCATAATAAATTCAGACTTACCCTTACTCTAATCTATAAACAATATGTGCCCCAAGACCCCAAAGCCCTGCAACAAAAATGGACTGCCCGCATTACACATGCGCGCGCTCACTGGTCAGCCTTTCATAAGCGCGTAAGACATAACCGCAATACGGTGGCCGGCTTTAACTGGAATGCAGATCCAACCAGTAAAGACTTCTATAGCCTTAGAGCAAATCTAATACACGGTACTATTTCTGCCGTTCTGCCAAATGTGTACGCAAGAAACCCAGAGATCTCTACAGCACCATTAAATTCGGGTGCGGACCTCAAGCTCTTTTGTAGAACACTAGAAGCAGTAACCAATAGAGCTCTAGAACATGCGCAATTAAAGAATCGAGCCAAGTCAACGGTAAGAGCAGCATTGACTTGTAGCTACGGAATTCTCAAAGTGATGTATCAAAGAGACCCAAGCAAGGATGCTTACATTAAAGGGCGGATTAATGATGCGCAAGAGAATCTACTGCTTATCAAAGAGCTAGAGCAAGATCTTGATGACGGTAATCAGAGTCATCATCATGATGTCAAAAGGGCAGAGTTAGATGAACTCATCGGATCTTTATATGAGCGCTCAGAGGTTAATGCTGCTGAAGGTCTCGTCATTGATAGAGTCCTTACCGAGAATCTGCTCATCGATCCCTCAATCTGTGAATTCTGGGATTACACCGATGCGGACTGGATCTGCCAAGTCATACCGATGAAGCGTTCGCAGGCTGAGGCTATGTACAAGAAGAATCTAGCCAATGCCAAGATCTACCAACCAGGCCAAGGCGAACCCTCACATAAGAAAGCCAGGCGTTTAGCCTCCATGCATATGGATGCAAGCAAAAGTCCGGTAAGTGATGATCAGCAGATCGCAGTCTTGGAAATCTGGGATAGAGCTACCCAGCGTGTATACACAATGGTAGAGGGCGCAACTGAGTGGCTGCGTGAACCTTATTCGCCTCCAAGAGCTGGTGAGCGCTGGTACCCATTCTTCCTATTACCTTATCAGGTAGTTGACGGTCAGTTTGTTGGGCCAAGCCTAGTTGATCTGACTGAACGACTGCAAGATGAGCACAACGAAGCGAGAGATAGATTTAATCAGCACCGCGATCTCTGCATTCCGGGATGGGTAGCTTCTGCTGATATCAATGAGAAAACAATTAAGAAACATGCGGATTCACGATTTGGTGAGATCACGATTGTGGATACAGAAGGTAAACCCCTTAACCAAGTAATTATCCCTAGAGGGCATCCCAAGATAGACCCCATTGTTTATGACACCAGTGCAGTACGTTATGACTGGGAACAAGTCACTGGGCTGCAAGATGCGGCGCGCTCAACAGTCGTCAGACCTAAGACAGCTACTGAAGCCAATATCTTACAAAGAGCGTTATCGGGGCGCGTATTTGAATTCAAAGACCAGATAGAAGATTGGCTGCAAGAGATAGCGCAATACAGCGCCCAGGTTTTATTGCAAGAACTCACAAGCGAACAGGTAGAGCGCTACATGGGTACGCCAGTTACCAGAACAGCCATGATCGATGGCCGACTCACCATCACAAAAGAGAAAACCTATGACTGGCCAACACTTACCAAAGATCGAATCTTTGACATGGTTGATCTCAGAATCAGAGCGGGCACTACTGGCGCACCGGATGGCATAGAAGAAAAAGAAGGTTGGTTGAAAGTCCTGCCAATGATTACAAATCTATCAATACAAATTCAAAACCTACAAGCTAGAGGAATGGATTACGAACATATCCGTAATCTCCTACGGGAAACGGTCTTGCGATATGACGATCGTATCGATTCAAATCTATTTGTACCGAATGTAGAAAAGCAAGCGGAGGGATATGTCGACCCCAACCTTGGAGTCAATCTATTTTCTGAGAGGCGACAAAGAGTCAATAACGAAATAAGTGGCGAACGTAATTCATTTCAAGAGGAGACTAGTAATGACGCAGGTAGCAAATGAGGTAACTGGCTTTAAATCAGAGGTTCTCAGCAATGGTGGAGCCATTCAAAGAGCTCAAAATAGGGAAGAGTTAAAAGAACGCGAGCGCCTCAGAAAAGAGGCTGAAGACAAACATGCGGCTGAAGTACACGCCAGGCGAATAAAGGCAAGAGAAGAGCGTGATCTGAAGCTAGCCGAAAGAGCGGCAGCTCAGAAGGCATCCGATGAAGAAAAAGCAAAAAAAGCTGAAGAGCAAGCAGTTGCCAAATTAGCTAAAGATCAGGAAGCTGAAAAGCAAAAGGCACAAAAGGCAAAGGTACAAAAAGCAGAGCCCAAAAGTCAGGCTACCAGTTTGCTTGATGACCTCAGTAAAGCATCCAAGCCCAGCGCATCTCTTGCTCAACTATCTGAGGATATTGAAGAGGGAGAAGAGTTAGAGGATTCAGAGATTGAGCCAATCTTTGCTCCAGTCAAGGGAGAGGTACAGGTACCTACCATGATGACCGCTCCTGAAGACGAACTAGAGCCTCAAGCTTATGACCTGGGGGAGTTATTGCCCGCACCAGCTGCAATCACTTTAGATGTACTCCCACAGCCAGCCATGCAGACTGAAAGCGCAGAAGAATTCATCAATCGGGTGTTGAACCCTGCAACTGTGGATTCGAGCCCCAAGAACAATAACAAGCCAAAAGAAGAAGGCTCTGGTGACATCAAGTCAAAGCGTGGGTGTGAACGGATTCAAAAGATCATCAATGAAAAGCGAGATCTAGAAAAGCAGGTTGAGGATTTGCAAGTTACTGTGGTGAGTTTGCAAGATGCTCTTCGTAAATATGAAATCGAAAGTCAATTTGTTGATAACGCAATGTCAGTATCTAACAAGCAGAAGAAACCTGCCGAGCTAGTATC